GGCTATTTCAGGCCCGTACAGGCCACATCCCAGACGTTTATCTTCTGGCTCTTGACCGCCCTAAAGCCCACTGACTCAAAGGTCTTGGCGAGCGTTTCAGGCGTGTATCCGAATTTGTGTTGGAAGCGGTAGGCTTTATGCTGCCTGTCCCGTTCAATCAATCCCTGGTGCCCGTAAAGCATATCCGCAGCACACACAGGCCCACCGGGAGAGTTATACAACTCCGTATATAAATCTCCCGAAGCGATGCGTTCCGCCAATGCCCCGATGTTGGGGACAATGCAAATGCATTGCCCGCCCTTGCGGAGAACTCTAAGGAACTCTTTCAGCGCCCTAACCCCGTCGTGCTGGGTCACATGCTCCAAAGTGTGCGATGTATATACAACGTCTACGCGCCCATCATCTAACGGGATATCCAGCATAGAACCAATCATGTTGGCCCCGGATGCGGGGTCTAGGTCTAGCCGGATTTCCTCTAGGTCAGGGAAGATATCGGGAAGGTCTGAACCTCCACACCCTACGTGCAATACCTTCATCGGCCCTTTTTCTTTTTGCCTTTACATGCCATTGATAGCCTCCCTATACGGCTTCGCCTTCCCCGCCCTGCGCGCTGCGAAGTCCTCGATTGCCATAGCAGGCCCATCCCCGAACCGCACTATCTGCTGCTCTGTGGGTACGTCCTGCGTAACCCACGGGGGAAGGGCTATGCGTTCGTCCATGCTCATGTTCATGCGGGCTTGGACGTTGCGGGCTTCGGCTTCGCCGGCTAGGCGTTTGTAACCCTCAAATGCCGCCGCGCCTTCAATCCTGTCCTTGATTGCGTAGTATTCTTTCTGAAGCGCGGAATGCTCGGGAGACAGGTAATCCATGCTGTCTAGCTGCTTCTCTAGCGCCTTCGCCCGCTGGCTCAGAGAATCCACCAACTGACCAGAATAGATAGACGGCGCACCATTGCCGCCAATTGAGCCGCCGCTTCCGAAGGCCTCGCGCTCTTGAATTGCGTGCTGTACTTCGTGAAGCGCAATGCTGGACGGCTTCTGTATGTCGTCAGTGGTCTGCGGGTTGCCTAAACGCTTTAGGTCGTCGTTATTCAGCCGTATGCGGTCAAACGTTGCCGCATATTGCCCGCCGGATTCTGGCGTCATGCGCACGTCTACCCGCCGCAAGTCAGGATAAGCCCCGTACAACTCGTCATGGGCCATGAGCTGGGCAAGGGTTATGCTTGGCGTGTCTCCACGCCCAAGCGGGCCAGCTAGTGAGTCTGCACCGCTGCGAATGTTTGCCCCGACTTCCGCTCCGCCTTCCGGAGTATCAACAAAATCGTACTTGTCGCTTATCTCAAACCGCCACTTACCATCCGCACCCCGGAACCACGGTTGCCCAAGTTTCCCGGTTGTCTGCCATATCTCATCCGCAGACTTGCCCGCCTTCTCCATCGCTTGGGCGTATTCCAGAACATCAGGCATGGCCGTTTTGGCTTTGGCTCCCAAGAACATCGCGCCCAATGGGGCGAGCCTTCCCAAATCACCGGGGCCGGGAGTCATCAATCCCCCAACCGCCGCACCCAACTGCCCCGAGAACGATTGGGGAATGGGATAGCCGGCTTTGGCCGCTATGTAATCCGTCGTGCCGGGGAAGTCTTGAGCGGCGTACATGGTGTCCCGCCCTGTTACCGCCCTACCAGCGGTATCCAGGAGATAGGCCATGTCGCCGGGGTATCCCGCTACCCCAGCCACGGCACCGGCATTGAAGCCAGCGGGAAAGTCTCCCAGCAATCCACCTAGCTTGCGCTTGGCAGAATCCAGCAAGCCTTTCAGCTCAGCCACGCGGACGAACCTCTTTAATCAAGCCTTGCTTGTTGCGCACAACGTCATAGGCCACCTTGCCTACCTTCACCCCGGCAATCATCCCGTCCTTACGTTGAACCGTGACAGTCTGAGGCTCGTCGTCTTCTTCTTCTGGTTCCTCGCGCTCTGTGATGCGCTCTATGATGCGCTCAGGGGTTGGCATGGCAGATATGGCCTTTTGTATCCGCTCGTCAACACGCGCCATTACAGCGGCTTCCACACGGGCGCACATATCGCCCATGCAGGCAGCCATTTCGGCTTTCACCTTGTCGCTAATCTCTCCCGAAAAGTTCCGGGTGATGACTTCAGCCATCGCCGTCTGCCCGGCCATGACGATAGCGGCAATGTCCGTTGTGGGATTCTGCGGAACTACCATTCTTGCCCGGTTCGCGTGGTCAAGCAGGTTGATTAGTTTGGGCATCGCCTATCCCTCTCAGAAAATCGGTAACACCCGTTTCGACGGCATCTGTCTCAGCGTCCAATGCCCGCGCCTCTTCCAGCGTCTTGACCCTCTGAGCGGCTTTGAGGAGCGTATCCGCGTCAATGTGCCGTACCTCGGCATTCGCCTTCCCTGCGGCTATCTGAGCGTCCCATTGCGCCTGTTGGGCCTTCAGTTGCCCTTCCCGTTGCTTCATCTGTGCTTCGAACATCGCCCGTTCGCGCTCTAGCTGGGCTTCCTGCTGCTTAATCTGCGCTTGGGCCATCTTCGCTTGGGCATCGGTCATCATCGCTTGCCCTTGGGCTTTCAGGCTTTCCACCTGTGCCATCATCAAGGGGTCAGGCTGTTTGGGTGGAATTGGGGTTTTCTGTGGGTCTACAAAGAACCGTTCCGCACCGTCATACCCACTCGCCTCCACTACCTCGGAAGCCATTGCATAGATGTGCTGAGGCTGTACCAAGCCAATAGCCATTAGCTTTTCTTGCAGTTGGGCAATAGCCATCGCCCCAGCCAATCGCTCTTGCTTGGATTTGGTGCCAATGCCAACCGCAACTTTCAGATTCGTCCGTTCAGCCCACTCCCTTGGGTTGACAGGAACCCACGTATTCCGCAACTTGACCGCGAGGTCACTGCCAAAGTGCTCTCTAATCAGCCTGTGGGCCTTCCTCAGCGCCGTTTTAATCCCGGTCTCAGCCATGCCCCTGATAGCCAGTTCAAGGCGTTGGGAAGCGTGATCCATCGCCTGAGCGAAAGCGCCCTCGGTACTCTGCTTAAGCACATTGGGGTCAAGCGAGATATTCGGATTGATGCCAGTCCGCAGTTGCTTCTGCTGCGTCACTTCCTGCATGACAGGCAGGATGGCTTGGGCGAGAGGCTGGATAACCTCAGGCATGATGGCAGAGGGGTCGCGTACCGGGATAACCTCGGATGCCGCGTCTAACAGCGCGTCCATCGTCAGGCTGCCTTCCAGCAAGGCATTCTCGCCTACATACTTCCTCGGCTGGTTAATGCGATACAGGTTAGTCAGGAGCTGGCGCATCAGCGTCGAGCTAATCAACTGCAAATCCATCACCGGTTCAGCCATGCCCATCCCGGTATGGGTATGCGGCATGATGATGGACGCCATCGCTACCAGGGGGACGTAATCATCCTCCTCATTCTGCCAAATCTCCCGGCCTATCTTGATAACCTTCCGACGCTCGGCAATGCCATCCCCGTCAACGTCGGCGAGTAGATAGCACTCCTCTACGTCGTATTCCTTCAACGCCCCTTCGTCATCATCGGGGTCTTCTACGCTGAACCGGCCACGGTTAACGGATTCGTTGGTCTCATCCGACCCTTCACCCACCGCATCAAGGATGGATTCAGGGACGCCCATCTCCAACAACTCGGAGCGGGTCTTACGGGTTACGTGGGCAACGAAATCACACTCGTCCAGTTCAATAGAGCGGTGCCGGTCACTAACCCTCACTTCATCCGGGGGGACAGCCTCAAAGCGAAGGACAGGCTTAGTGGTCGTGACCTTGCATTCAACGTCGTACAACTCTCCCAATTCAGTCGGGTAAGCCGTAGCCGCTACCAGTTCAATGCCTTCCGAGTCGTTGAGTTGAATCACCTGCTCAATGGTCAGGGCGCGATACCGCTCCGTCTTGACCTTTTCAACCTGCTCAACCCATATCTTTGAGTATCCCGTGGGATACATCAGGCAGTCTTTTACCCAGGACTGGAGGGCGAGGTACCCGTTCTCCATTTCAAAGAGCAAGTGGTTAACTACGTCCGTTTCCTGCTCTGCGGCCTGCTCATCCTCGTGGCCTTCAGGGATGAAGGATGCAACCCGCTCCCCAGAGAACACCCGCATGATGGAAGGGATAGCCCACTCCACCGCTTCAAACACTTCCCGAGTGACTACGGACGAATGGCCTTCCCGTTCGTTCCCATACCTTTCCCCAAGGTAGTAGTCCATAACCTTTTGGCGGGCGTCACTTTCAGGCGAACCATCCCCATTAATCGCATTCTCTAGCTTGCGCTCAATGAGGTTCACCAGTTCATCATCGCCCATTAGACTACCCACTTCGCGCTAGGCCGGAAGGCCGGTTTCAGTTTCTCTGCCCGTCGCCTGCTCATATCGCTCGGCTTGTGTGCTGCATCCCATCCCCTATCAGGGGAGTATCCCTGCCCGAATTGGCGAAAGGCGTCAGCGTAGTTAGAAGACCAGTCGTGAAGTGGCGTCTTACGGTACGTGTCGTACTTTTCGTCGTACACATACCGATAATTGGATAGCGCCTCTATCAACTCCGCGCACCCCTCGGCATCGAACCAACAGGAGTCAAACGCCCGTCGAGTCTGGGCTATGCCTTCCTCAATGCTCTGGATTCTCGGGACAGTGATAATCGGCTTGACCCCCAAGCGTTCCAGGGTCTCCCTTCGGCTCATGTTGCTGGTTAGCTCAGTAACTTCCACATCATGCGGAAGGTAGTGCTTGCCGTAGATTATGCCCTTATCCCGTGCGAAGTCTCGGAGCCAGTTGGCGTAGTAGTCCAAGCCTACTAGCCTACATTCGTGCCCACGGATGAACCGATTGTTAAGCCCCACCCTTTGATGCAGGACTAGGGCCGTGGTGTCATTCCTGCCCAAATCCCAGAACACGTTAACCGGGGCTGTGCGCTCAATAGGCACATTGCCTATCCGCCCCTCCTCCCGTGCCGTCTTGATCTGGGCTGCGTATATCGCCCCATCAGCGAATTGCTTTAGCTCGCCCTCCCATACGTGGAGGTATTCGTCGTAGTTGGTCGCCTTAAGATGCTCCATTTCCATGCGCATCTCATCGGTGAACCAAGGGTTATCCCGCCACGATACTTTTCGCACCTCGGCATACGGGGGCGGGTTCACGATGAACCGCTGATATACCGGGTCGCTCTTTAGCTCGGGGTTGAAGCTAATCCATATCTCGGAGCCGGGCTTGCGGATAGTGGGCATCAGTTTGCGCCACGTATCTTCGGAGACTGTATTAGCCTCCTCTACCCAGCAGATATCCACCGATTCCAAGCTCTTAATGGAGTCGATGTTCCGCCACAGTCCACTGAAGATGAACCGTGAGCCGTTGGGCATCTCAATCTCTCCCACCTTGGGAGTGATGGGGTACTGCCCTAGCCGTGCCCTATCTACCAGCAACTGATATACAGAATCCTTGATAGAGTCCTGTATCTCCCGTGCGCAGAGGATGCGAAGCTCGCGGTCATTCGCCATAGCCAACAGGGCATCAGCAAATGCCCACGACTTAGCGCCGCCCCTACCGCCCCATGCCACCTTTACCCGCTTGGGCGCATACAGGAACTCAAACGCTGCAGGCGTCTTTATGCGGCGAGTGGACAAACTCAATAACCGTCTTGGTGGGCACTAGCGGGGCACCGTCCTCGCCTGTCACCTCTACTGACTTCACATCAGGGAGGTACTTGTTTATCAACTTAAGCTTGGTGTCTATGGCTACCTTGTACCTAGCCAGCATGTCGGGTTCTAAGTCATTGGCTGGATTGGCTATTGTGTTAGCCATATCAACTACATGCTGAAGATGCCCCCCGGCGCGCAATTGGTCGCGCAGGGCTTCTTTGCTTACCGCCCTCCTACGCTGTGCGCTTGTCGCGGCCATGTTAAACAGCCTCCCGCCAGTGCCATTGCTTCATGCCGTTATGGGCAATCTTCTTGGACGCATCGTGGTCTAGCCATACCCTGTA